TTAAAGAGGGTTGTAATTGTTTTCAGCAGCGCAGAATGCTTTGCGATTTTCTTTTCGGCAACGATATACGAAGTATTCCTTCGCAGCTTTTCGACAATCCCGGTATTCCAGCGACCCGCGTCGCTCGTTTTGGCATACGGTGTGATATTCAATCCAACCGTTCACTGTTTGCCATTGGATCTTAAGTCTAGTCCTCTTCTTATCCGCTCCCGTCCAGGTCCAGTAGCCAGTCTGTAGTACTAGCTTGTGCTGTACCCTCTGTGCTTGAGTGCTGGCCGCGTACAGCATCGACTTCGGGGCGGGCATGGTGTTGATCGCGCCGGTCGGCTGATAGTTTTGATCGTTGAAGGATGTTTGCCGGATAGCTGGTTGCTCCTTTGCAGAGAGCGCTTCAGCTAGTGCTATCGCTTTGTGGTCAACGGTTACTCGTCGCTCTGTGAGTACCGATACTTGCGGCACTTCCGGCTCAGTTTTAAATAGAGGCTGGTCCGCGAATCTGATGCCGCTCTTGATCTGGTTAATGTCGATGATGATCTCTTTACCGAACATCAACGCCAGCATCCAGAAGATCGCAGAGCCCAATCCGAGCAGTGCTAGAAAGCGCCAAGGTCCCGATTTCTTCCTGGTGCGAAGATATTCCGGCATATCGTCACTGTTGGCTTTCATTCCTTTCCTCCCCTGTCCTTCGGGCGTACCAGCGCCTAGTCACTTCCTTGGTAATCGCTATCCCGCGCTTTGACTGGTCAAGTTTCGGTTGGCCTCGTCGTAGTCGGGGCTGGTCTGACCTTTGTCCGGCATAACCTCCCCAGTCATCAGCCACCACCGATAACTTGGGTAGAGCAGACCAAGCTGCTCGATCTCTTCCGCGCTCATTCGCGCTTTCCCGCGCTTGATGCTTTGCCACCTGACGTATTCCTTGCTGTTCACCTCAGCAAGGTCTTTCAGGCTCGTCGCTTCCAGCAATGTAAGGGCTCTATCAAGCATCCGGGAGGTCATTATCAGAATAAATCGTATGGACTATTGCCATAATTTTATGAGTTATGGATACTGTCCATATGGATTTATTCCATACTCACAGCTCCAACGAAGACCAACATAGTGCAACAAAGGCCAAGGACATGGAAGGAAACCTACCGCCGATTGATTTTCACAACGCCCCGCCAGTGATGCCGTGGCGCCAGTTCGCGGACTGGATTCGCATGGGCGAAGAACACGACGTGGTGTGGGGCTGGATTCGCAACGGCTACATCCCGTCTCACAAGGTCGGCAAATACGTGATGGTCAACGTGGTGCTCCTGACCAAGCAACTGATGGAAAAGGAGTGGGACACATGATCCGCGCCGTCTACGGAAAGCCAGCCCAGGGAATGACGTATGAGCAATTACCTACGCCTGCCGCATCCCGATCACTGCGACTGCTCTGTCTGCTGGTCCAGACGCGAAATGGCGAAACCCGCTCCCTCCCGGTCCACACAATGCGCCCAATGCCGCCCCGCCTCTGCGGTGCCGATCCGCACACTGAAAATGGGCCGCGTCGGTGGAATCTGGAAGCCTCTGCTCTCGGAATGGAAAGTGGAACCGGCCTTTATCTGCGAGAAACACACGCGACCCGACCGACCGCCGAAGTACTGGAGCGTTGTGCTCGACACTGGCCGGCCCACGCCCTACGTCCCGATTCACGACCCGTTCGAGTTGGTGGGGTGATGGTATGACGGTCTCTTTCCGCCTCGGTCGCTACCTCGTCGCTTTGTTATGGCATTGGGCGCCTCCCGCGATCATCGGTTTCGCTTTTGGCTCGGTGATGACCACCTTCCAGGCTGTCGAGGTACTGGAGGCGGCTGATGACTACTTCTACAAGGCGTTGACCCAGGTGGTTCAGCAGTGCGCCGTTACCGACACATCGACCGACAGTGAAGCCGAACAGGTCCAGGGCCGCGCTCCCGGCTCGTCGGATCACGCTTCACCGATCCGGCGAACGGAAGCACGGGCGGAGCGCACCCTTGACCCTGCACGAACCGAAACAGCCTCTGCTCTGGAGTGTGGGGAAAGCTTTTCTCCCCGCGCTCCTGAGCCCTCGGCGGCAAGAGTGGGATGACAAGGGCAAAGCCCTTGGTGTTAACCAACAAGAGAACACGCACAACGCGACCTTTTAACCCGTAGGCCAAGTAACAGATCACCTCGGCGAACTTGCGAGTTCTCCGGTTCGGGATCGCTCGGCCTACAGAAAGCAAAGCCGCGCAATAAAGCGCAACTAGAGAGAGGAAACACAAATGGCACGTTCGATCATGGAAGTTGCATTTCTCAGTGCTGAGAAAGTTGAGTTTGACAACGTAAAGCTGGTGAAGCTGTTTGTTGGTGACGAGCCGGACGGCAAGCGCGACTTGGGCATTTCCATCCTGTCGATGAATGTCTCCGAAGAGGCCCTGGACGAAGTGTGGGCCGCCTGCGAAGGCCTTGATGTGCTGGAACCGATCCGCGTCACAACTGAGATCGAGCGCGGTTCCAAGAACACCGGCAAGTTCATCGTCCTGCACGTCGAGCCGGTAAAAGCCGCTGCCGCTCAAGCCGCCAAGCCGAACCCCCAACAACCCGGCAAGCCTGCCGCCGGCGTCCAGCCGGAGCCGGCCAAAGCCAACTAACGGGAGGGGCGGCCATGTTGATCGAAGACCGGGTGATCTGCGACTGCTGTGGCAACGACATGGGCAAGCTCATGTCATTGCCCGCGCCGCAAAGCGATCTGCTGCCCGACCTCAACCTGCCGCCCCATTTCGCAGTTTGTCCTGATTGCGAGCCGTTGGAACAACCCGAGTAAACCTGAATGGCCACGAACTTCTATTGCCCAGGCATTGCGCAACTGGAGACCGAGGCCAATCGGGTGACCTGTTCGGAAACTTTACAAGTAACGCCAGCGGCTGACCCTGTGAAGCTTTCGGAGTTGGTGGCAGAGGGGATTTATTGGGGGCTTGCTTATTGGGCTCTGTTCTTCATCTTCCGCCAGATTAAAAAAGCGATTGAAACTGATTGAAACTCAACCGAGGAAATACAACATGAAAACCAAAATGCTGGACTCGCTGAAACGCTTTTCCCGTAACGCCCCTGCCAAAGCTGGCCTTGCTGCTGGTTTGCTGGCTGCAAGCAACTTCGCCTCTGCTGCTGCCATCAATATCGATGTCGAAGATGTTGTCGGTACTCTTGGTGCCGCCATCATTACCGTTACAGCGGTTTGTACTGCTGCGCTTTCCATCGTTGTGGTGGTTCGCGTGTTCAAGTACGTACGTGCGGCGCTGTAATTCTTCCCAACAAATGAAGCCTCCGATTTAGGGGGCTTTTTTATTGGGGGATGATATGGGGATCAGTGCCAATGAATATTACTTGCTGGTTACGGCGCTTGCTTTATGGGCTTTGCTTTTCGGTCGCTTGTAATTCGGCTTTCGCTGTTACTTATTGGGCTGCGGGTAGCGGTAACTCTAATCGTTATCCCGATTACCAGAGTGCATGTAGGTCTTATAAGCCTACTCTCGGCGGCGGAGAATCATGGCAGTTTGAACAAGTTTCAAGTACTCGCTATATGTGCAAGATTCGATCTTCTTACACTGGTAGCGTCATGTCGCCCGGTTATGCAAACGCCATAACGGAAGCGTGCGAGCACGGCGACAATGGCACGAGGTGCAATCCCGCTCCGGTACTCCCAACTCCTGATGAATGTCTTTCCAGTGGCCCCGGTATATTCAGCAGATCAGGCCCGGTTGTGTCTTCTAATGGCTCCAACTTTGTTGTTTCTACAGGTGGCGGGACTGTTTGCTATGGTCAATGTGTCCATACTATCAGTGATAGCGCATCGTCCTGTTATTCGAGCGGTGACGGCAGTGGCTTTTGCAACTACATCGGTACCCCATCTGGAGCTTATTGCACTGGGCCTGATGCGTCGCTTGGTAAGACTGGTGAGGCGTTAAATCCTCCAGACGCTGATACGTCGATTCCTCCTTCTGACCCTGACGACCCTGGCTGTCCTGACGGTTACGGCTGGTCCGGAACTACGTGCGCAAAAAACCCAGATGACTCTGGCGATCCCACTAATCCGACTGATCCGACTGGCCCTACCGATCCGGGGACCGGCGGTGATACTGGTGGCGGATCTGGGGACGGTTCTGGCGGCGGTTCTGGCGGCGGTTCCGGCGGCGGTTCCGGCGATGGATCTGGTGGCGGCACTGGTGGTGGCGGTGGTACCGGTGACGGTTCGGATGATGAAGGCGAAGAGCAGGAAGGGTCAGCCTCCTCCTCCAGTGACTGTAAAAGGCCTCCATCCTGTGACGGCGACGTTTTTCTGTGCGCCATCCTTAATCAGTCCTGGAGCAACCGGTGCGCGATGCTTGCTGAGCCGACCGCCGCCGACCTGAAAAAGATCGCTGACCAGAAGGCGCAGGCCATCGCTGATCAGCAGGTTATCCAGCAGGAATTTGACTCAGACGTTGCCGGCCTGATGAACCAGTTCAACTCCGGCGTAGGTAGCGGCTCCCGTCAGGGTAGTTGTTTGCCCGATGAGGAATTCACCGTCATGGGCAAGAGCTTCGTTCTGCCTATTTCTAAAGCCTGTCCTTACCTCGCGCTGCTCCGATACGCCGTCATCGCTATGGCCTACCTCGGTGCGGCTCGCATTGTCTCGCGTGCCATTTAGGAGGCCTCCCCATGTTTCCAGTCATAGCGTCTGCAGTCGGCTCAGCAATTGGTGCACTGCTGCCGCGCATAGCTGCTGCTGTCGGCGTATTCGCCATTTCCACTATTGCCATCAAGCCGATCATCACTGGCCTACAGGATAAGGTTTTAGGCCAGATGGCCGGCTTTCCTCCGGGCGTTCGCGACTTCCTTGCCTACCTCGGCGTTTATGACGCGGTCGCCATCATCTTCTCGGCCTACCTGATGTTGATCGGTATTCAGGCCGCAAAGGCTGCTGCGTCAGCCAAAGCCAGCAAGAAGGGGTAAGCCATGTTCAAGCTAGTGACCGGCAAGCCCGGTGATGGCAAAACGTCGAATGAGTTGTGGGAGTTCCTGAACGCCAAGGAATACAAGGGCCGGGAAAAGTTCTGCACGCCGATCAAGGGTTTCGATGCCGCCAAGCATGGCGTGACCGAGATTGCCGATATCAAGGATTGGCGCGATCTGCCCGATGGCGCGGTGATCTTCATTGATGAAGTGCAGGACTACCTTGGCCAGCGTTCCGGCAGGGAAGTCCCCGAATGGATTCGCGAACTCGCCCGTCATCGTCACAGCGGAAAGGACTTCATCGCAACAACTCAAGACCCGATGTTCCTCGATCCGTTCGTTCGCAAGCTGGCCAAGCCGCACGTTCACTATCACCGCCCTTGGAATATGAAGATGGTCCGCCATCAATGGGACTCGGTGCAGAACGATCCGACCAACAAGGCCGCACGCAAAAGCAGCCAGTCGCGCTTTGTGAAACCCGATCCCCGTGTTTTCCAGCTTTACACTTCAACGGTGCTCGATACACACAAGGCTGCGCCGCCGTGGAAGCTGATCATCGTCGCGCTCTTGGCCTTGACACTGCTATTAGGCGGTACGGCTATGGCTGTTTCACGGCTACTCGGCATGGGTGAAAAACCCGATGAAGATGAGGGGGCCGCAGATCTCGTTGTTATCGACCAGCAGGCAACCTCGGCTCGCGCCACGCCGTTCGATGGGCTAACGCAGACGCCGGCTGTGGGCGCTGATGCGTCATGGCAGCCTGACAACCTCACGTCCCGAATCGAAGGCATGCCGTGGTCCGCCCCCATCTATGACCACCTCACTCGCCCCAATGATTTCCCCCGCATCGCTGCCTGTGTCCAGTTCGAGAAGCGGGGTTGTAGCTGCTACACGCAGCAGGGCACGCCGTTGGAGACACCTAAAGCGGCCTGTGAAGCGTTCGTGAAACGTGGTGCATTTGATCCCTGGAAGCAAGGTCGCCAGCAGCAGCCGGCAGACAGCAAGCCTGAAGCCCCTACGGCTCTTCTCAGCGAGCCTGTCGCTACGAATCCGGTCACCCACATTCCGTATCAGAAGGGTCGTTTCTTGTGGTGAGCAGGGACGTTCTCGCTTTTTGCAGGCGCTGCGAGGCACGAGCGCGCCGCGAAAAGCGGGCGCTGACGTCCCTGTAACACGTCAGATAAACAGAGTTGAAATCGTCCGTTAATGGACATTGTTGGAGATTCAAGAATGAACGTTAAGGATCAAGCTAGGCTGGATCGGGTAAGCGGGATTCCTTCGAAACACGGACGCTTGTTCGTCGACCCAGGCACGGCGGCAATCGTGGATCTGTCCAAGGTCCGTTTGCTCCGTTGTGGCGTCGATACGGTCCGTCAGCTCTATCGCGGGCTGATCCGCCCGGAAATCATGGCGCTGTTCGAGAAACCGGGCGTGATGGTCGAGTTCGCCGGGGAGTTCTGGCACTCCGGTCGGGTAGGTCGAGACTCGGGCTATCAGTACAAACTCCAGAACGCCGACCTTGGCTTCATTCTGCTGATCAAAAACTTCAACGCCAAGCTGGAAAACATCGGCCCCCACCTGAAAATCGAGGTGTCACCACACGCCATCGACGCGTTGTCGCCTGAGCGTCTGCAAGAGCGCATGGACTACTACGCCGCCGCCGTGATGACCCATCGGGAACGCAACCAATGCGCCGTCCACCTCGCGTTGGATCTACAAGGCTGGAAGCCTCCGGCTGATCTGGTGGCACGCCTGCATTGCCGCGCTCGGACTCATCGCGATATTTCGGGCATAAATGAGATCCATTGGGCGACCAAGTCCAGCGTTTACGGGCGGGGCGAAACCTCCATGTTTGGCTCAGCCAGTGGCGTTCAGCTCTGCATCTACAACAAGACCGAACAGGCCCGAGCGACCGATAAGCTCGACTTCTGGGAAAGCGTCTGGCGTCGTCGGGATTCGTTCGACCCTGCCGATCCCGAGAACTACAACCCGGATCAGGACGTGTGGCGTGTCGAGCTGCGTTATCACCATTCGGTCATCCAGCAGTTCGCCAGCGGCTCTATCGACGCGAAGACCGGCAAGGCCATTGAGACGGATTCCTTTGCCACTTTTGCTGGTCATCTGGACGGTCTCTGGCGCTATGGCTTGGGCCAATTCAAGTTGCTCGCACGCCCTGGGTACTTCGAGCCGATCTGGACGCTGATGCGTGATGACGTGCGGGTCGATGTGCCGGTCGATTCCCTGTTGGATGAAACCGAGTACAAGCGCTACTACAAAACCTCGCGGGGCTTCTCGGGCAAGAATGTGGAACTGTTCTTGGGAAACTTCGTCAGCCTGCTGGCACGGGAGCGAGTGGGCGCTAAGCAAGCATTTGACCGGCTGCGGGAGTGGGAATGCTGGCCGGTTATCCGTGACCATTACGCTTCCAAGGATATGACCGAGCGCGACCTGTACAAGCACATCAAGAACCTGCTTCAAGAGCGGCATGTGAGATGGGGGCGTGCCGTCTAATGGCGATTCAGCAACTCCCCGATGGTCGCTGGCGGGTCGATGTTGAGCCGATCAAGGGCAAGCGCTTTCGCAAGACGTTCAAGACCAAGGGCGAAGCCCAGCGGTTCGAGGCGACCTGTCGATCCAAGCTGATCGAAAGTCCGCAATGGTCACCGAAACCGAAGGATCGGCGTCGCCTGTCCCAACTGGTGGAATGCTGGGGGCGTCTGCATGGTGGTTCGCTGGCCGACTACGAAGGTCGCCGCGTCATCATGGATCGCATGATCGAACGCCTGAAAGACCCTGTGGCCATAGCCTTCACTGCTACCGATTTCGCGGAGTACCGCGCCAAGCGCCTCGCCTCCGGCATCAGCCCGAAAACGATGAACAATGAGCTGTCCTACCTGCGGGCGCTGTTCAATGAGCTGCGGCGACTCGGTGAAATCGAGTTCGAGAACCCTCTAGCCCTGCTCCGCGCGATCCGCCTGCAAGAGCGGGAACTGTCGTACCTCAACGCCCAGCAGATCGACCGGCTCTTCCAGGTGCTGCGCACCATGACGCACCCGCATGTCGAGCTGATCGCTATGATTTGTCTGGTAACTGGCTGCCGATGGGGTGAGGCACAAGGGCTGACGGTCAGCCGGGTGAGCGATGGGATGGTCCAGTTCGTCAACACGAAGTCGAAGCGACGCCGGGTGGTGCCCATCGATCCGAAGCTGGCCGACCGCATCCGTGATCATCTGCGAGAGCATGGCGCATTCAGCAATTGCCGGGACCGATTCGATGAAGCCGTCTCGCGTGCGGGTCTCGGATTGCCTGCCGGACAGAAGTCGCACGTCCTTCGGCACACTTTCGCCTCCCACTTCATCGCGAACGGTGGCAACATACTGACCCTGCAAAAGATTTTGGGTCACTCGTCTTTGGCAATGACGATGCGCTACGCGCACCTGTCGCCAGATCACCTTCAAGACGTGCTAGCTTTCGGCCCTGCGAAGGATTTTCGACACTTCTTCGACACTACCGCTTCGGAGTCTCAACCGGAGAGGAAAAATCCTTTGTAA